TGCTGGTCTCGAACCTATTGATAAAAACAACGACGGCACTATTAGCTCTAAGGCTGATGCCGCTCAAACAGACTCAACAGTTACAACCACAACAACTACCGCGTCTACAGAAGCAACTGACAGCACTGCAACTACAAGTACTACTGGAACCACAGGCACTACAGGCACTACAGGCACCACAGGCACTACAGGCACTACAGGCACTACGGGTACGGACTCGGTTGCAGGAACAGTATCTACTGGCGGAACAGGCGGTGGAACAGGCGGCGGAACAGGCAAAGGTAGTGGTGATGGCACTGGTGATGGCGACGGTGATGGTGATGGTTTAGGTGGTAATGGAATGTTAGCCCCAACAGCCCCAAGGACAGTTGTAACACCACAGCCTTTTTTAAGAGGTCTTAGTTACACCCCTACTGTTCCTATAGCAATTCAACAAAAAACTCCTGTTGATTTTGCATCTAGTTTAATGACGGCCCCTACTCCTGTACAGCCGTCCGGTTTAATGAGGCCTACAAATTCTATGAATGCTCTAGGACAATTAATTTTTAGGAACTTATCATGACCTACTTAAATTTGGTAAACAACGTACTTAGACGTTTACGAGAAGACGAAGTAACTAACGTATCTGAGAGTACGTACAGCAAAATGGTCGGTGACTTTGTAAACGACGCAAAGGATCTCGTAGAGACAGCGTGGGACTGGTCAGCGTTACGTAACACCCTAACGATTACGACGGCTGCTGACGACTACACGTACTCACTGACAGGCAGTGGTGACGAAGGTAAAGTTTTTAGAATTATAAACGACACTTCAAACTGCGAGTTACAGTACCAAACACAAGCATGGTTCGACAACGAGTTCTTTGTAAACAACCCAGTCTCAGGCGCGCCTAAGTATTTTACTTATAACGGCGTAGACGCTAACGGTGATACACAGATTGATGTGTACCCTAAACCTGACGGCGTTTACTCGTTAAAAGTAAAAGTAGTTTTGCGTAACGTACCTCTGAGTGCTGATGCAGACACGTTGGCTATACCTAGCAGCCCTATAATTCACATGGCAATCGCTTTGTTGGCCCGTGAGCGTGGTGAAACAGGCGGTACATCTACCCCTGAGTACTTTGCTCTGGCTGATAAATACTTATCTGATGCAATTGCGTTGGATGCTCAGAAGCACCCAGAAGAAACAATCTTTTACACAGCGTAGGATAAATTATGGCACAGCCGTTAAGAAGCATTGATTTAGTTGCTCCTGCGTTTCAAGGAATCAACACAGAAGACTCTCCTCTAGCACAGGACACGTCTTTTGCTGAAACCGCAGACAACGCGATTATTGATCGACAGGGCCGCTTGGCTTCTCGTCAAGGCAACAGTGTAATTACAACCAACAAGACTGTGTTGGGTACTGACCACATTCACAATATCCACGAGTTCTACGATAGTGCTGGTAACGAGGTTATTTTTAGTACTGGCAACAACAAGATTATGACCGGCACTACTACGTTAGTAGATGTTACGCCCGGCTCTTACACAATTAACGCTAATGATTGGAAGATTGTTAACTTTAACGACAAGGCTTACTTTTTCCAGAGGGGCTTTGATCCTCTCGTTTATGATAACAGCACTGGCGTTAGGACATTTACCGTGGCTAATAGCGGTGCAACTAACGCTACGTTTAAGGCAAATGAAGTTCTTGCTGCTTTTGGTAGGCTGTTTATTGCTGGCAACGCAACCAATGACACAGTTATTTACTGGTCTGATTTGTTAGATGGCAACGCGTTTACTGGCGGCTCTAGCGGTAACATTGACGTTGCAAAGGCTTGGCCTAACGGCGCAGACAAAATTGTTGCTTTAGCAGCTCATAACGGTTTTCTTGTTGTGTTTGGCGAACATAGTATTATTGTTTACTCAGGGGCCAGCAGTCCTGCAAGCATGGCAATCAGCGACACTGTATCAGGTGTAGGCTGTATAGATAGAAAAACAGTACAGAGTATTGGTGTTGATTTGTTGTTCTTGAGCGATGATGGTTTACGAAGCCTTGGAAGAGTCATACAAGAAAAATCTCTTCCTATAACAGACGCAAGCCGTAACGTAAAACAAGATTTGATTGCAAAGATAAAAGCTAAGACTAGTCCAGCTACGTCTGTGTACAGTCCTGAAAACTATTTTTACTTACTAGGACTGCCTGACAGTAACCTTATATATTGTTTTGACCTAAGAGGTCGTTTGGAAAATGGAGCGTTCCGTGTAACTAAGTGGCCTAGTGTTAATTTTAAGAGTTTTGCTAGAGATCGTAATGGTGACATTTACATTGGTACTGTGGACGGCATCGGCACTTACGACGGGTTTGACGACAACAACTTATCTTACATTTTTCGGTACACAAGTCCGGGTTTGACGTTTGGTGACCCGTCGAAATTAAAACTGCTCAAAAAGATTCGCCCTACAATCATTGGTGGTAACGACGCAGATATTATCCTGAGCTGGACTTACGACTTTTCAATTCAGGCTAATACGTCACGCTTTAGAGCAGGGTCAGCAACACCCGGTTTTTACGGCGTATCAGAGTACACGGCTGCTGAGTTTACGTTAGGTGATTTGATTAGCAGAAAGTCTTTAAATTGTACGGGTAATGGCTCTGTAGTTTCTGTGGGGCTACAAACAGAAGTAAACGGTAGCTCTATATCCCTACAGGAAATGAATGTATTAGCATTAGTAGGTAAAACAGTATGAATAATAGTAATGTAAGAGGGACAGAATAATGGTCGATTTTGTAGAAGATCTTCTAGGACCGCTTTTAGGCGTAGGAGCTACAGCAGGCGCTGGTCTTCTTACTAAAGGAGCCTACGATCGTCTTGAAGATATAGGTGAGCAGTCTGTACTAGGGACTACTGTAGGTGGACAGCGCATTCCCGGTTCGTTGGAAATGGCTGAACAGGCTTTAGAACTTTCGCAGTTTAAGCCTTTTACTGTCACTTCAGCTACCGGTGGTAGGTTCGGTGTTACACCCCAGATAGACCCAGCTACAGGTGCTGTTACTGGGACAGGCGTAGAGCTAGCTGTATCTCCTGAAGAGCAGGCACTACAGACAGGCCTGATGGGTGGCGCTGAGCAGTTCTTTGGTCAGGCTATGACGCCCACAGCACAGCGTGAACAGGAAATATTTAACCGTATTCGCGCAACACAGGCCGCTGAAGAAGAGCGTCAGCGTCTTTCTCTAGAAGAGAGGCTTGCTAGCCAAGGTCGTCTGGGTGTACGAACATCAATGTTTGGTGGTACTCCTGAGCAGTTAGCTCTAGCACAGGCTCAAGAAGAAGCTAGAAACAGAGCTTCTCTGATGTCTATACAGCAAGCACAAGCAGAACAAGCACAGCAGGCTACTCTAGGTTCTCAGTTCTTAGGCGCTTCTTACGTACCACAGAGCCAGATGCTCAACGTACAACAAGCATCTCAGTTGTTCCCGCAGTTGCAACAGCAAGCTCAGTTGTTTGGTGCTGGTGAATTCGGTGAGACTCAGATGACTGGTCTAGAAGCTAGGTTGCTTGCTGAACAATCACGAGCTAACTTGCTGGGTACTATTGGTTCTGGTCTTTTGGGTGGTTTGTTTAATCCAGTAGCTACGGACGGCGGTGGTATCGGAACTGGTATCGGTTCGTTGTTTGAGCTTTTTTCATGATTGTTAATACTGGGAGTACTACCTAATGGCTAAGTTTTCACAAGCGTTTTTACAAGGGTTGCTCCAGCCTACTTACCAGCAAGGTTTGTTTGAGGCTGCGCGTGGGGTGGGTCAAGCTCCCGTCATCATGCGTATGCAACAAGAAAGGGAAGCCAGACAAAAAGGTATTTTAGGCGGAACCCTTGCTTTACAAAGGATGGCCGAAGCTGGCGAAATTACTCCAGAAATACTGAAAGAATATTCAGGTAGTATGCAAGCTTTAGGCGTAGACCCTGAAGATATTCTTCGTACTGCTTCTGAAGCAGGGGCAACTTCCAGAGGAGCCGTAGATCAAGAGGCTGTATCAGAAGTTACTCGTATTCAGTCTGAACTAAGAGAATTAATGTCTGATCCTAACGCAGATCCCAGCACTGTATCTATTCGACGTGCTGCTCTAGAAAAAGAGCTACTAGCTGCCGCTCGTAATTTACCTTTCTCACAACAACAACAACTTGAAGGTTTTAGTGCAGGTTTAGAAGCTACTCTTGAATCACAACAACGTGCAAAAGACGCTGCTGAAAGAGAAAAGACACGTTTTAGCGAATGGTTTGATAACTGGCAGGCTGATTCAGACATAAGAGATATAAACAGAGAACTTGCAGTAGAGCGGTATGAACAGTACCTTGCTGATGATGTTATTCGCCAAGCTAACAGAGAAAAAGCAACGTTAGAAGGTTTAAACAGAAGTGCCACAGCAGCTTACGTAAGAGGAGGCGAGGAGGTTAAAGAGTCGTGGCTTGCTCAAAATCCCGGTAAAGAAGATGTATGGAAAAACGTTTCGGATCAGCAAATACTTAACAACTCTCGCGTGACAGAGGCTAAAGACAACTTACTATTAAGTAATTTTACGTACACTGACGAAAAACTAGAAGAACTAGGTTTGTCTGACTCAGATATAGAAATGATTAAGGCACTTCCGGATAATAAAAACAAAAATACTACTGTTGTAAAAATGCTACAAGCTAAGTCCACGGCAGGAGAACTTCCGTCTGCACAGATGGCAACTATATTTTCTAAAGCAGCCGAACAACGTATCATGGAAGTAAAGGGCTTAAGGCCTAACAAAGAAAAAGAGTTAGCACAGATAAAAAGTCTAGCTGCACAGTTAGGATTAAAGGCTGCTCAACAGGCACAAAAAACAGGGCGAGTAGAAGATGGTTTTCGTTTACTATCTTCGTACCAAGAAGATTCAAACATTCTTGAAATGGGAGACTCAGGCGGGGTAACACCTGCTGGTCCAACAGATAAAGACACACTTCTGTCGGAAGACGCAGCTGATGTTTTTATTAGTGAGCAAGAAAATCGATGAGCTATAAAAAACTAACGCAACTCTTACAGATAAAGCAAGACGCTTTAGACCAAGGCGATCAGGAAACTGCGGACAAAGCGCAGGGATTCATTCTGTCTCTTTCAGAAGAGTTAGAGACGCCTGCTGAAAAAACCAAAGGGTTATCTGAAAAAATTGTTTCAACCGAAACAGAAGAACGTCAAGCGTACAACAAAAAAGTAGAGCAGTCTAAACAACTAATTGACATAATCAACCGTGCAGAAAAAGAGTTAGATCAAGAAACTTTAGATAAAGCACTTAACTTTAAACTTGAAATAGATCAAGACATTAGAAACTTTGAGGGGATTACAGACGATGTAGTTGGCGCTTCCCTAGCTTTAACAGAAGGTCTTACTGCTGGTGTAGTAGGTGAAGAAGTAGCTTCGTACATTAACTCTAAAATTACAGGAGTACCTTATCAAGCAACGCTAGATATGTACAGAAACTACGAGGAAAGTTTTGCGGAGGCTAACCCTCAACTTAATTTAACGTTGCGTGTTGCTGGCGGTGTTATGCCTTCTGCCATGTTAGCAAAAACACTAGGAGTTGGTAAAACATTTCTTGGTGGTTTTGCCAGACAGGGTGGTTTGACAAGTACTGAAATAGGTACTTACACCTTCATGGAATCTGAGGGGTCTGCACAACAAAGAGCAGAAGCTGTTGCAGAAACTTTTCAGAACCCGTTAGTTATGGGTATTTCGTTAGCAGCTGGCGGTCTTGGCGGAGTAGCTGGCCGTTCTGTAGGTCGAATAGAAAAAGTACAAAAAGAACTAACAGAAGCTGCCACACAAGAAACCCAACGGGTTAGAGCAGTAGCTACAGGACGCGGAGAAACAGCAACCACAGACGTTATAAACGAAGTACAGCCTGTAATGGATCGTATTGCTCTTAATCACTACAACACAACAGGCGAGATGCTGTCTGGTCCTGCGTTGGGATTGGCTTACCGACAAGCTGCTGAAGAAACAGGTGTAAACGTAGGTTCAATAATACGTAGTGAAATGGCTAAAGGTGGCAAGCGTTCATCTCTAGACTACCGTGGTCAAAATATCGATGACGTTAGAAACAGAGTTAAACTCAACGCAGGCAAATCAGGGTTTACTCCTGAAGCTATTGCTGCTAGAAAAAGAAATTTTGTAAGTAATTTTTACGAAGACAAAATGCGTCCTCTTGTTAACGTTGCAAGAGAACGAGTAGGTGACACCTTTGGTGGAAACGTGCAAAGGCTGGCTACCAAAATGGCACAACAGCAACAGTCCTTTGAGGAAGTATTTAACAGTAGACCTGTTATTGCTTTTGCTAGAGAACTTGAGAACGATTCAACGGGCGTGCTAAAAAAGACTATTTCCAACTTTTCTAACGCTAACCTCAAACCAGAGGTTCGACAACAACAGTTTGAGTTGTTTAAAGAAAGCATTAGTGAGAGAGGTTTAGAAGGGTACGAAGCGTTGATGAAAATCCGACGCGCGCAGGAGAACGACTACCGTACGTACGTGTGGCGTGATTTGCCTGAAGATGATTTGTACGTACCTTCTCGTTCGTTGACGCCAGAAAAACCTAGTATTCGTATGCGTCGTGCGTTTTCTAAACGATCCGCAGATGAAAACTTACAAGAAAGAACTCGTGGTTATTTGAGTGCTACCGAAGCTAAAGAGTTGTACGAAAACCCTCTTGTTGTTTTAAAAGATAAAATGACTAGGGATGCTGCAACGATTGAGATGCACCGTACTTTTGGTATCCAGAACGCAAGTAACAGATTAAAACAAAAAGCTACAATTACTGAACGTAACATTCAAGAAGAGTTAGCTGAAGGTCGGTATTCGTTTCAAGAACTAAAAGAAACGCTGAAGAAAGAAGGCGCGCAAGATGAGACAAGAGAAGTTGCTGATGAACTGCTTAGTGCTTTAATTGTTGACGGAAGTAGAGGCCCAAACACTTGGATAGCTAACGTTAGAAAACTAGGGTACGTGGGTACTATTGGAAACCCTTACTCTGCTTTTTTAAACTTAGGCGACCTCGGTAATTCTGTAGTCAACTACGGAGCTAGTAACACCGCTGATGCTGTTGTTTCTTTTCTTAGTAGAAGAGGACAAACAGTTAACACTGCAGATGTTGGTTTAGCGAAGCAAGCAACCGGAGAATTTTTAAGAGAAGGCGCTACTAAGTGGAACCGAAGATTTAACGACATGTCTGAAGTTACGTTCAAAGCGTCTGGCTTTCAAGCAGCAGACATGGCCGGTAAGAACGTTTCGTTAACTGCTGCTGTGAACAGAGCAAAGCAAAAAATACTAGACGGTACTTTGGACACTGAGTTTTCTTGGTTGTTTGGTCCTACTGAAATGCGCCTACTCAAGCGTGACTTGTTAGCCAACAAGAAAACACAAAGGGTCAAAGAGCTAGCGGCTGCAGAGCTTGCTAGAATACAGCCTTCTGATTTAGCCCAGATGCCTAGATGGTACTTATCTAATCCAAACGGTAGAATTTTGTACATGCTCCGTACGTTTGGTTTAAAGCAGATTCAACAAATAGAAAACTTGGTGTACAACACTTACAAAGAAGGTGTAAAGAACAAGGACAACAAGAAAAAAGCAGAGGCTGTGAAGAACGCACTTGCTTACTTAACTATTGTTGGTGGTGGTAACGTTCTGTTAAACGAACTACGTCAGCCAGTAATGAAGAGAGAAGCGTTTGAAATGGACCACATGCAAAAGTACGCTACAGACTTTGCTCTGAGTTTAGCGTTTGTGAATACCCTTAGTACTTACAACATTGGCAAACTTGCAGAAAAAGATGCAATTCCTTTACTGCTTAGTGTTATGCCTGCACCAGTTTCAGGGTCAATAGACATCGTTGAAGACTTAATGGGTTTAGTAACCGGAGAAGATGACTTAGAAGAAGTAATTTTTGAGGGCCGAGGAATACGATGGTTGCCGTTTATGCGTGTAGCCCAGCCTTTCTTGGACGAAGAATTTAACTAAGGAGTAACAATGAAAGACGATAACCACACAGTAAGCTACAAATCTATTGACTACTACTCTATGTGCGAGAAGTCAAAAAAGAAAATTAAAAAGATGCAGGAGATGGGAGTACCTACGCCCCATGACTCCAAAGAAAAGCCAGAGGACGTAGGTGGTGACGACAGAGGTTACTCTATCTTCTTTATGTCTTGAGGCCACCACTCAGGCTCATAGGTACACACTACAGTACACGCAGGTAATAACATTAGTACAACTAGTGCAATGCTAAATCTCACAGTTGTTACCTGTGCAAGCTAGCTCCTGACTACCTTCAGTCATATCAGACTCTTCGTTGATGTCCCAGTTGATCTCAGTGGGGAAGTTCTTTACTGCTTCCTTGTAGGTTTTCTTATCAATGGGCTGATAAGGTGCCTGTTGGAATACATGGTCTGAGTAGGGCAAGAAGCTAACGCCTGATACCTTATCGAACTTGTTCCATAGCCACTGTCCTACCTCAAGGAACTCGTGGTCACGGTAGTAGCACGTCATCGACGGCTTATGCTCACACCAGTAGTCCTGATACAACTCCCACAAATCTAACTGTTCTATCGCACCCATAGCTGAGGCTGTCACAGCACCCTCTGGTGAGGCGATAGGGAAGCTGAATACCTTGGTACTAGCGTTGTGTACATCTGTCTCTACAGGGACACCAGCAGCCTCTAGGACAGCACAAAGAGGGTCACGAGAATCTGCTCGTACTGTTCGTATATACTGCTCGCTATAACGAGGATGGATCCCACTAGCACTGTCAACCAACTGACTAACAGTACCGCTAGGCTTAATCGCAGTAATAGCTGTAGAGGGATTAATGTTAAGTCTCTCAGCCCACCGCTTGTTAGTCTCAATTGCTTCTTCTCGCATCTCTGTGAGCCATTTCCTAAGCTTTGCATTGTCACCTCGTCCGGATAGTAAATGGTGATCCATGATACCTGTTAGTGATACACCTAGTAAAGCTTCTTCCTCTGTGTTTGTCTTCCATATATTCCTTAAGTATCTGAAGTCTGTAAGGGTAGCTTGTAGAGTTCCAAGGATAGCCGCAATGCGTACCTTTCGTTTGAGGCTAGAGAGCGTATCGTCTGGCCTGACAACAACCTCTGATAGATTGCAGAACTGGTT